TGTCCAGATACAGATCCAGCAGACCGATGACGCGCTTCTCCCGGAGCGCTTGCAGCACAAAAGCGCCGTTGTAGTAGATGCTCTGTTCCGGGTGGATGTTGTCAGGCAGCAGCATCGGGGGTTTCTAGCGGTTTTTTGAAGATCTTGCAGCGGGCAAATGCGTCCACCACCAGAATGTTCACACACAGCTCCAACTCTTCAACTGGGATAGCCCTGTAATTGGCACTCTCTTGTACCCTATCCATGGCGCACTCGACAACCTTGAAAAACAGATCGTCGTCACTTAACCTGGCTTGGTGCCTTTGATAATCCCTACGGATCGCATTCAGTACGTTCATGCTTTTGTTGATGCCTGCCTTGTCGAAATCGGTATAAATCCGGGAAACCCGGTTGTGGTGGACAAAATAGTCTTCGATAATGCCGCGTGCAGCATCAAGGTTGTTGTGATCGATCTTTTTATCGATACCGAATGGAATGGTTTCGACTGCCGAATCATCCCTGTTCAATTCTTCCTTTGCCAGGATGTTGATGATGGCGGCAAGGTTTGATTCCAGCTTGACCGGATCAACTTCTGCGCCCAGTTCCGCCTTGATAAAGGCGGCGATACGCCTTTGGTCGGCAACTGCGAGTCCGGTGACATAGCGCAGAATAGAGGTGACATCATAGATGTCGGCCTGGGGATCGAAAACCAAACTGTGCGGATTGGCAAAGGTATTGCTGCGCAACGAAGCGGCATCTTTTGAAATCGAGATGAATTTGAAGGAATACCCGGAGTAGGACGAGAGGTCTTTGCCAAGCGCCGATTCGACCTTTTTCTTGGTGGCCGTGGCGGATACCTGAACAATAATTTTATTTGTCTGGTCGATCAAGTCGATTGCTTCGGCGTTCGGCTTGAAGACGTTCATATTTATCAATTTCCAGCTGAACAATTCATTGAAGAAGTGCTGGTAGAAATTTTCGGAATGGAGGTGCAGATCAAGCAGGTTCAATTTGCCACCAAGATCGATTTCTGTGGCGAGGACTGCGAGTTTGCTTTTGATGTAATTAAAAGGGTGCAGCCTGTTCAATGTATGGTCTCCATTATGAGAAAAGCCGCAGTGACTGGCGGATGGCTAGATGGCGTATTTTATGGCGCTTTCATCCTCGCAAGTCAACGATGCTAATGTCATTAGCAAGGACAGGAAATTCAACCGCATGAGGCCAAGTATGGCACCGAAAAGCGTCCTCAAGAGTCGTGCTTTCCCTGATGTGGTGATCTGAATTTCCAAGGTTTTTCTGCCCACCGGCACAAACGACATGCAAAGCTGGGCTGCGGGCACAGCCCTAGCCCGGCGCAGTCTTCGCAACCCCCTTTTCAGGTTCAGCAGGTTCACCAGTCTGTGCGCTGATCTTCGGGGTAGTCGGGGGCTGATTGGCTGGTCAGGCGTGGCTCAAAATCAATGGGATGGACGCCCCCACCCTAAACGGCATTGAAATGTGCCAAAGTGGAGTTGCGTAACAACCACTTAAACCGAATAGGAGCGTCCGACATGAAGGTTACAACATTAGGCCTTGATTTGGCCAAAACGTGTTTCAGATCCACGGCATCAATGCGTTGGGCAAGCCGGTCATCAAGAAACAACTCAAACGCAACCAGATGGCCGAGTTCTTCGTCAACCTGCCGCCCTGCTTGATTGGCATGGAAGCGTGCGGTGGCGCCCACCACTGGGCACGCAAGCTCCAGGGGTTCGGCCATACGGTCAAACTGATGGCCCCGCAGTTCGTCAAGCCCTACGTCAAGACCAACAAGAGCGACGCGGCCGACGCAGAAGCTATTTGTGAAGCAGTTGCACGGCCCAATATGCGCTTTGTGCCGATCAAGAACGTCGAGCAGCAGTCCGTGCTGGCCCAGCACCGCGTGCGCCAAGGCTTTGTGAAGGCCCGCACCGCTCAGGCCAACCAGATTCGGGGACTGCTGGCTGAGTTTGGCCTGATCATTCCCCAGGGCATCGGCCACATCGCTAACCGGGTGCCTGAACTCATCGAGGATGCCAGCAATGAGTTGCCGGGAGCGTTTCGGCTACTCGTGCAACGCCTGCTCGATCACCTCAAGGAGCTCGATCATCAGGTGGGTGAATTGGAAACGCAGATTCAGCAGTGGCACCGCAGCAGTGATGTCAGCAGCAAACTGGCCCAAATCCCAGGCATTGGCCCCATCACCGCCAGTGCCCTGGTGGCATCACTGGGTGATGCTAAAAACTTTGATAACGGCAGACAGGTCGCGGCCTGGCTGGGATTGGTGCCCCGCCAGCACTCCAGCGGTGGCAAGCAAAACCTGTTGGGCATCAGTAAGCGCGGGGACACGTATCTCAGAACCCTTCTGATTCACGGGGCGCGTTCTGTCATCTACCGGGCTGGGCAAAAGAGCGAGCCCAATAAAACGTGCGCCTGGGTTAACGCAGTGGTCGAGCGGCGCAACAAGAACGTGGCTGCGGTAGCTCTGGCTAACAAAAATGCGCGAATAATCTGCGCCTTGCTGACCCATGACCGGCAGTACGAGGCGGGGTACACAAAACACATGGCAACAGCACTCTGAGGGCAGACTGGAGCCTACACACAACAACAACGACAGATGAGGGAGAACTGAACCACCGATTGCTCAGGCGATCATGAAGTGATGGCAAGACAGGTCAGACCGTGGTTGGCAAAGCCCGTGTTACCCGAAGCACCCAGAGTGCGAAAAATCGATCGAGGCGTCAACCAGCGAATCCCATCAGGGACAGTGGCCAAAAGCCACATCAAAAGTCCGAATGTACGGGTGCAATCTTTACCTTTGAGCCGTCATGAATTGAAAGCTTGGCATACCGGGGGCGTCCATGTACGGATAACACTTTTTCGGATGACCATCGGTTGAGCCATAGGCATCCAAAATTCACATTACCCGTGTTACCCAATCTTCTCTTCAAGCGTGCGGCTCAAGCCATCCAGCGCAGTTTGCAGCGCCCCAATCTTCTGGTCATTGGCACCCTGAATCTCAGCCACCCGCAGCTTGGTGTCGGAGTCAATGCGCGCCACCTCTAATTTTGTATCACTGTCCTGCTTGATCTGAAGCGTGCGGTTCGCCAGTTCCGATTGGGCTTTGCGTAAATCAGTGGAAAGCTGGTCAATCTGGGCCGCCGCCTGGGTCTGAATCTGGCGAATCTGCCCTTCCAGTTCTGGGTCGCTGCCGCCCTGCCCTGCGCCCTGAATGTCAGCCATGACCTTTTCGGCCTGGGCATTGAGCAATGCCACCTTGGCGCGCTGCTCCTCCATTGCCAGCATGGCGGTTTGCCGCTGCATATCGAGCGCTTCGGCCTGCTGCTGCATCTGCTGTTGCATCTGCTGCTCTGCCTGTTGCGCCTGCTCGGGCGTCATCTCCTTGTTCGGGTCCTGCTCGCCGGTGATCTGGCGAATCTGCTCGGCAATCTCATCCTTGTTGGGCAAGTCCGAGAACTCCATGGCAATGCGCAAAAAGCGCAGCGCGACCTCGGGCGGAAGCCGCTGTGACATGGCGCTCAACTGTTCAAACATCACCTGGCGCAAGGTGCCGTTGTAGTCCTGCTCCGACACCACAAAGTCAGCGGCGCTGGCAGTGATGTCGTTCAGGTAGCGGGTAGAGCCGTCCGCCTGCACCTCGGGCGAGTTGACTTTGATCCACTCGATGGCCCCGCGCGCGCCTGTCAGGCGCACCACTTTTTCTTCGGTGTAGAACTGCTCAGTCAGAGACAACTGCTTTTCACCTTGCACCTGTATCGCCATGCGCAGGTTATCGAACGGCTCGGTGGTGACGACCGAACCCTGCATTTGGCGCGCGGCAATAGCGGTGCCCGAGCTGGCGTTGGTCTGCCGTCCTAGGTTCTCGTTGCTGATGCCGCTGGCGCGCTGGATCGTGCTTTGCGCCAGCGTCATCATATTGATCTGGCCGGCCGCTTGGTCCGAATCACGCCGAATCTCGATTGACTTGCCCTGCTTCTTGACGATCATGCCGTCTGGGCGGTCCACCTCATCGCGCAGCACGTTCCAGTCGTCCACCGCCCCTTCGTCGGCAATGATCTGGTTCGTGTTCATCAGGAACAGGGCCTTGCTGGCACGCTTGTTCAAGTCCTGCTGAATGTCGCGTACCCGGCGGATCACGCCATAGGGCAGCCGGTCCTTGCCACGGCGGTAGCACCAGATCGGCGTTAGGCTATAGCGGTTGTGGCGGTAAATGCTGGCACCCATGGAGATCATGTCGCCCTCGGTGAACACTGCCACATGGGTGCGCATCATGGTGCGCTGCATGATGGACGATCCATGCGCCGACAGCATCTGCTGCATGGCCACATCGGCATCATGTACAAACTGGCCCTTGAGCGGCCCATTGGCCACAATTTTGACCAGCGTCGGCTTGCGGTACTGGCACTCGATCAACTTGACCCGGTTGCGCCTGACGTCGTTCATCGAGTAAACGCCAGAAGAAACAAGCCTGCCGCTGCGGACGGCGTCCAGGTTTGTGTCTTGATTGCCGAGGGCATCGTCATCGTAGAAGCGCTCCATATTGCCAACGTCATGGATGGCCACCTTGATCTGCGCCGCCCGCTCCGGGAACATCATCAACGCCACATCCTCATCAACCCAGCGCCAGCGAAAAATATAGCGCGCATCAACCAGGTCCAGGTCGTAAGAGGCGGAATCCCACAGCACATTGCGCCAGTCCTCGTACTTCGAGAACAAAATGTCCTGCGTCGGGTCATCGCGCACGCCGTCATCGAGCCAGCCCACGCCGACCTTGACCGCATCCGCAAAGGCCCGTGAGCGCGTGAATGCCACCCGGTTGATGTCGCTCACATACTTCAGCACCTTGGTCTTGGTGTCGGCCATGGCAACATCATCTTCGGTGCGCGGGAACACCTTCCAGTCCACCCTTGAGCGCCGCTCGGTGCCGATCACCCAGTCCACCATCGGCGCCACCTCGTTGTACACCAGCGGCATCTGGCCACGATCTTTTAGTGTGGCCGCGTCCTCCGGGTCCCACTGCAGGTTGTCATAAAAATCCTGGTCCAGCGCCATCTCGTGCCGGTTCGCGCTTTGCTTGTCGCGCTCCAGCAGGTACCAGGACAACAGCTTGGAGTGCTCTTTGTGGGCGGCGGCGCCATCCAGCGCGTTGATCGCATTGCCGTCGTAGTTCTTGCCAAAGCTATCTCTGGCGCCATCCATCTCGTCGAAATAGGTGTCGCCCGAGGCCTTGGGTAAGCGCACCGTGCTCTGCTCAAGCATATCAAGCATAGGTGGGCACTTCGTTTTCTACCCGGATGTCATCGCCGCCAATCTGGTCGCCGTCTGCAAACACCTTGAGTTCGCCGTACTTGCGCCCACTCGCTTCGCGCGGTTGCTGGGTCGGGATGCGGATCAGGTCGGGCAAACCCTCTTCGATGATCGTGCCGATGCGCAGGATGTTGGGGCGGCTGGCCTCGATGCCCAGCACCTCGCAGGCCTTGATCGCTTGGCTGGCAATGTAGCGGTCATCGTCGTATTTGTACGCCGCGCTCTCGCAGACGATGAACCAGGGCGCATTTTTGCGGTAAGTCGGCACCAGCACCAGCGCCCGCTCATCGTTGACCCAGGTGTAAACCGCCGTGATGTCGCCATGCTGGCGCAGCAGGTGCGCTCTAGCGGTGTCAATTGTTGCTGCCATGATGGAAAGAGCCCCCGGAATAATATCTGGTGACTCTGCCATCCTTGCCACGGAATTAGACCGGCCCGCCTTCTTCTTTTCCTCATGCTTCTTCGGGCGGAACGAATTCAGCCACGTCATAGGGTAGCTTGCAGTCTAATCTGGCTGTGGCGGTGTTATGCCGCAAAGTGCGGTGTACTTTACGTTGGGCGCTACGGCAACGCCATTTTTGCCGCAAAAAGGGAATTAATTATGTTTAGATCTGCTGTTCTATTAGCCTCACTATCTTTTGCTGTTTCTACCGCGCTTGCGGAAGATATTCCAACACGCTTCGGGTCCCTTAAGATCAACGACAAAAATATGCTTTTGTTCAAAAATCTTCCGTTAGAGCCTGAGATTCAAGGGAACAACAGCCTCAGTGTCATTGGAACATATCAACTCGGAAATAACGATGTCGTCCTTATCCAGGACAACGGCGGAACTGCCTGCCCAGCTCTACTTTACTTTGTGACAGTTTCAACTTCTGGTGTTAAGGCAACCTCTGCATTCGGAACCTGCTCCGATCTCATTGATGCAAAACAAGCGTCCGATTCCATTTCAGTAACAATGCCTGGGTTTTGGGGGCCTTTGGGATCAAAAGCAGCGCACAGAAAGGCTGCGAAAGAAAAGTATGTATTCGTATTGAAGGCCGGAGTGCTTACCCAAAATGGAAAGCTGATTAAGTAATCGCCGAACCCATCATTCCACCGGACGTTACGCGATAAAGCCACGCAGCGCCGGTTACTTCTACGGTGGATCGTGCCATCCTTGCCACGTCAAACCGCCATTGGCGAGCCCCGGCGCTTGAATGTCGCCTGGCCTGGCTTTGTGATCGCGTGCCGTTTCATCATGGCCGC